CGTTCTAATATTTCAGATGCGCGATCCAATTGCGATTTAAGGTAAGCCCTCAAGTTGTTTGGTAATGCCGACTCAGTCGGACCATGAACGAAAGTGGCTACAGATCTAGCTAAGTACTGGCTAGACGTCTTTGCTCTGTGATCAACACGTAAAAACTCAGCTATAGCGCCGAGAAAACACTTAGTCTTCTGGAACCTAATATTGTATATTTTCGCACGGTGTTCGAGAGTTACAATCTGTTTCATATTCTTTACAGACATTAATACGTCATCACCATTATGTGTACTCACTACATTCAACCCGTCTAGACATAAATCAGTATAAATTTGATTAAGTACAGTATTCATTACAGTAGTGAACCGCCATCCAGATAGCAATGTCCCGCTAGCCTTATATTGTGAGTTATTAACTACATCATTAATATAACACTCATCCAGTGAGCGTATTACCCAACCTAAAGCTGTTATCTGGTCTGGTACCATATCATTACTGAACACCGAATGATAAGCTCGGAGCACTGCCTGCATGCTACTATTACTATGCTGAGAATTAAAGTCTTCAAAGTCAAAACAAAAAGGAGTTCCATTAGATAGAACCTGCTGTACCGTTTTGGCCACGCTCTCTTCGTTAGCAGATTGTCCTATCGGGAATTTTTCTGACAGCATCTCTTCTATATTGGGCATACAGTATCCTGCCATAATAAAACTGGTAGCATCTACTCCGTAGATAGCCCTCTGTTTACCCCACTCATACTTGGTTGAAGACCATGCCACCATTTCTGCCTTGCGCCTTGAAAACTTAGAGAATGGGTATGCCGGCATACGGTTGAAAGAATAGAATTTGTGCTTTAAAGACCGATCACTCGCAATATATTCTTTGTCTTCTTCATATTGAGAGTGATATGCCCCAGTAGGCGACCAGGCCCACCGCATAGCCCAATAGTCTTCCCATAAGGTTCTTTTGGGTTTAGCACCTCTATCACGAATTTGCTGAAATAGCAACACAGCTCTAGAAAATACTTCCGCTTCATCGACGTTACACAAGTTAGGGCTGGTCCTGTTTTCACGCTCCTGCGACCAGTTCACAGCCCCCAAACCTCTATTAACTAAAACTTCAAACTCAAAGAAAGGAGTCAAGTCGATACTGACATTATTTTGAAGAGCTTTAAGCCTAAGAGAAAACTCATCTTTAATCTTCTTAGCAAACTGTTCTATACTCTGAAATTTCCATGTCCAGATGGAACTCTTTGAAATTAAATCAGCAATATGCTCAGGCAAACTAGCGGTCCAAGTAAGTAACCCAACGAAGAGCGCTTCTTGCATGCCCAAGCCACTTAAAGTATTAATTAGTTGCAAAATCCAGGTCCTGCCCTTTGCTGTAAAAAAATC